TGGTCAGAGGTTCGAACCACCGATCATTGACAACATGGCGGCACCAAGGAATGCAGGTTGGAAGCAGCCTCAGTTGGTTTTGGCCAACTACCTGCAACCCACGCACAGCATGCAAGAGATGGTGATGCGGGCTTGTGTGCTAGCTTATTGTGAACACGTTGAAGCTGGGCTCACACAGGAAGACCTTGACGATATCCATCCGGTACCCCTCGATGTCGCCGTCAATGGGTTTCCTGGTGTGCCCAATGTTGACGCACAGAAGCATGCCACTTCAGCCGGTCACGGGAAACGCGGTCCGAAATTGCAATTCCTTTCCGAGCCAGAACAGAATGGCGTTTGGGACAGCTTCCGCCAATTTGACGCAGAAACTTTGGCAGAAATTGACACCATGCGTGAAAGCATGCGTGCAGGGGTTCGTCCCCATGCCATCTACGATGCCTGTTGGAAGAATGAGATGTTGTCCAAAGCCAAGGTCGAGGCTGGCAAAGCCAGAGCAATTTACATGTGCCCCCTCGCCTTCCTTGCGAACATCCGCATGAGCACCATGGGGTTGTGTCGCGTCATGATCCGTCGACGTGATCTCTTTGGTATTGCCGTGGGACTCAACACACACTCAGAGGAGTGGGACGACATTTACAAGTTGGCCCAAGAGATTCCTGGCGACAATTGGGTCGCTAGCGACTTCCAGGCCTTCGAGGCTGTGCTCAATCTGCTGATCAGCAATGGCGCTAGTAAAGTGTTTCAGCACACTGCGGCGTTATCGGGCCACTTTGATGACGCCGAGATGATGGCGTTCCGTGTCATGCTTGCTGACATCTCCAACGCCACGATCAACTTCTTTGGAGAGCTCATAACACTCCTCGGTGGCGAGGCCTCTGGTCATCAGCTGACCACGTTTTTCAACTGCATCGCCAACAACTTGCTCCATCTCTATGCGTACGTGATCATCTACAAACAGAATGACGATTTCGATGAGTACCTTAGGGTTGCGAGGGAGTGGTTTGTAATGGTGTTCCGCAACACACTCGGTGATGACGTGTACTTGAAGGTGCATCCTGACCGGTCCAAGTACAACCACACGACCATCCAGCAAGTGTTCGCTGGCATCGGCATCACGTACACCATGGCAGAAAAGGGCGCTGCCTCGAAGCCCTACGTCGGGCTCGAAGAAGTGTCTTTCCTCAAGCGCAAGTTTGTTGACCATTCTGCCTTCCCAGGCATGAAGGTCGCTGCTCTCGACAGGAGAAGCATCTACAAGATGATCTGCTACACTGTCCCGTCACACAGTGCTAGCGCTGAGGAGCAACTCGCTTCTTCGCTTGCGTCGGCACAAGCAGAAGCCTTCTTCCATGATCGTGAGTTCTTTGTCCAAATACAAGAGCTCATCCGATTGCTCCCGAAAAGCGCCGAGTTGGAATTCCGTATGTCACAAATGCCACCTCCCTCGTGGAATGGCATGGTCACACGGTTTGTGAGGGCTTCCCCTCAACTTCAGGTTCGAATGTTGGTACCTGGCGATGCCGAAACCGACTCCCCCCAGCATAGTTACTGCCATGCGTCTGCACTGGAACTGCAGACAAAGTGGAGCGTGGATGCTTGGGGTTCGACCACCATGGGGCGTTCCCCCGAAGACCGTATTCACGGAGGTGTTAGGTTGTCCACCAAAGATGTTCCTACGGACGATGCGTCTGAGATTGCGCTCGATCCCGACAACATTGATTTCAGCAAGAATTTTCAAAGAACAAACAAGAAATCACCCACCACCGAAGAAAGGGATATGGCCCCAAAGGTGGTGGCGCAAGCCATCAACAAAATCCGACACCAAGTCCGCACGCGAAAGAAGCGTGAGAAGTGGAGTGGTGTCGCCCAAGCGGACGTCTCTTATGATGCCGCTTCCAACATGACAGGGGGTGCTGATCTGTCACAGCAGACAACTGTGTTCAAGAATGAGCCTGCAGGCGAGCAAGTCAATTTGGTGGCACGAGCCACCAAGAATGCTAGCAGCATGGACATGACTCAGGACCTTGGAAAGTATCTCTCACGTCCACGCAAAATCCACAGTTACATTTGGACAGAGAACAGTGGCAATGGTTTGAAGTCAACCTTCTATCCATGGCAGGCCTTTTTTGACGATGCTAACATGGCTGCCAAGCTGAGAGGTTTCTCGCTCTTGCGTTGTAACCTAAAGCTCAAGTTCCTCGTCAACGGTTCACCGTTTTACTACGGTAGTATGCTTGCCGCCTACACACCCATGTCGGGTTGGCGAGCAGACACTGCGCTCACTGCTAATGTGAATGTTGCCCTTGTTGGTAACTCACAAAAACCGCATGTGTGGGTCGAGAATCAGAACATGTCCACGGCTGAGATGGAATTGCCGTTCCTGTACCCCTACCCGTATTTGGACATCACCACAACGCAGCGCCTTCGTGACTTTGGCAATATGGACTTGTACCAGTACGTGCCACTTCTGAGTGCGAATGGTGTGACTGGGAACGCCATCGACATCCAGGTGTATGCTTGGGCTGAAGATGTGATGTTGTCAGGCCCAACCAATCAGCCCATCATCCAGAGTGAGTTCGTGCCCAATGGCCAGATCAGCTCTGTTGCCTCAGCAGTTGCCAGTGCTGCCGGCGCCCTCAAAAAGGTTCCGGTGATTGGTGAGTATGCCATGGCCACTGAAATGGCTGCTGGATGGCTTGGCAAGGTGGCCTCCTTTTTTGGTTTCACCAATGTCCCCAATATCAGCGATGTTGCTCCGATGAAGCAAGTACCCTTCCAATTGGCCAGCACTTGCGTCTCAGAACCTGTAATGAAGCTTTCCATGCAACCTAAACAGGAGACCGCCATTGGATCAGTCCAACATGGTGGTGATGGCGCAGACGACCTTGTCATCAGCAGGTTTGCCGGGAGGTCAAGTTTCTTGGTTGCTTCAGTGTGGAACACCACGGCACTGCCTGGCGAGCCCTTGTTCACCACGGCTGTCAATCCGGCTATGTTCCAGAGTGCGGTGAACCAGATTGCCCACACCCCTATGAGCTACATCGCCAACCACTTCCAGTACTGGCGCGGCTCTTTGCGGTACACGTTCAAGCTGGTGCGGTCGCCATATCATCGTGGGCGCTTGCAAATTTCGTGGGACCGTGGTACATCCAATCTGGCGCAGGGCCCAAGTGTCGGCAACCCGAACACTTTCACAACGATAATGGACCTTGACGAGCAGAGCGAATGCTCGTTTGTGGTACCATATCAGCAGGAGAGTCTTTTCCTTGAGACGTACCAAGTGCGAGATCTGGGCGTACCAATTTGGTCGACGAGTGCCACGCCCACCGGCAATTGGCCAGTTCGGTCCAACGGTGTGTTGTCTGTACGTGTTGTCAACCGACTCACTGCGCCTGAAGCTAGTTCCTCCGCCACACTCATGGTGTTTGTTTCGGCTGAACCTGACATTGAGTTCGCAGCACCACGAGAGTTTGAGAACGTGACTGGTAATGCAACACTCGGTTTCTCTTCACTGACGGCTGCCGTTGTGCAGTCTGACATCCAGTATGACGACAGTGATGAAGCCCACATGTTTGCCTCTCCAGCTGCTGATGTGTACAAAGAGGTGTTTGGTGAGCGTGTGACGAGCATGCGCGAGTACATGCACCGCAGCAGTCTCAGTTTTGTTTACCAGAACGAGCATGTGAGTGCTGTCTCTGGCCTAGCCAGTAGTCGAATTCCAATCAAACGGATGCCGCCTCCGCCTGGTGTGTACAATAATGGCTGGTGGCAAGGGACCACTTCGGCAGGTGCTGGGCAACGAGTATTTTACTCCAAGTTGCACCCACTGCTCACGATGTCGCAGTGCTTTGTTGGGTACAAAGGTTCGGTGAACGTTGCTGTCAACGTTGATCAGCCTAATGGCACCCCCATCAGTGACACTCTTGCCATCTACCGGCTTCAGAATGGGAGTGTTCTCGCCACTGTGGACCGATTGCCTCAGTCCACACTATTGTTGAGTTCAGCTGGTTCTGGTTCTGCGCGAGCAAAGACGACTCTGGGTCTGACAAACTCAGGTCGCGCTGGTATCGCGCTAACCAACACCAAGACCAACACCGGCATGGTTGCACAACTGCCATACTATGCCAAGAGCGCTTTTGAGCTCTGTGGCCTGTACAATGAGTACAGCAACCAAGACAGCATCACCGACGGCAACAATGATTGGTGGCAGGTTGAATGGCGGTACAACAAGAGTGCAGACGTCGACACCTTTGTCGGCTCACAAGCTTCAGTGTTTTATGCAAGTGGCCCAGACTTCGATCTGGTCTTCTTCGTCAACGTCCCCATCATGACGTTGACAAACATTGCTGCAGTGTAAAATCCCTATGGGTCCCTACTAGGAGGGTTAACCTAGAACCACCCGTCCATATGG